ACTTAAAAAGGAGGGTTCGTATGAACGAAGATAAAAACAAAGAAAGAGTAATAATAACAGTCAGAGCCAGTGAGTTTGTAGAAGACGAAGAAGGCGGACACTTCATTCATTATGACGTTGAAAAAGATGTTACAGAACATGCTGATAGACCCGATGATATATGTAAAGTATGCGGTTTCGACGCATATCCAAAATGTCTTGAGCATTGTACTGTCGGAAGATTCAAAAACAAAAGTCGGGAGTAAAATCTCGGCTTTATTTTTTTACATTACGCAGGTGACAGAGATCTGTGTTATATTTGATGAGTAAAAATGGTGGGGTTTACATGGACACGATAATCATAGTAGTGATATATTTAACAGGCTTTGCGGTCGGTTCTGTGTTTTGGAGTCTTATTGACTATCTGAGGCGTAAAAAATCGGGAGTCCTGCATATTGAAGAAAACGACGAACTCGGATTGCCATATCTGTTTCTTGAATTGTCTGAAAAAATTGATGTTTTGAGCAAAAAGAAAAGAGTTACGTTCGAAGTTGACGATAAAAGCTTTCTTTCGCAAAAATAACATTTCCTTTTATGGAACTAAAAATTATATTCAGAAAGGATTGATTTTAAGATGGAAGATGAGATTATGAGTTTGTTGAACGAAGAGATCAAGAATCAGATCTCGGATTTATCCGAACTTGAAGCAGGCAGCAGTGAGAAATCGAGGGCTATAGACGATTTGACGAAGCTTTACAAGCTGAAAATTGAGGAGACCAAGAATACGCTGGATGACGAAGAAAGGGAAGCGCGTCGTCGGATGGAGGACAGACAGTTTGACGATGATCTTGCCGTAAAGGAAAAACAGCTTAAGGAACAGGTCAAAGACCGATGGATCGGCATTGGAAAAGCTGCGGCCGAATTGGTATTGCCGCTTATATTCTACGGCGCATGGATGAGAAAAGGGTTAAAATTCGAGGAAACGGGTGCGTTTACTTCGACGACATTCAGAGGTTTAATAAACCGTTTTAGACCAACAAAATAACATTATATTTATAGTTCCAAGATAAGAGTCGTGTTATTAACATTGACTCTTATTTTTTTCGTTTTGCGGAGGTTCTTATGAGGTATCATTGCGAAAAACCAAAAATCTATTTGTCTATGTACGGAGAAACTTATATTTGCAACCACGTCGTTTACGACAGATGCACGTTGTTTCGTATAGGGGACAAGGGTCTGGCAGTGATACAGCAGAGGTATGATCAACATACAAAGACTACGTGGTGGGGAGAGATCGATCCATGGCTGACCGATATGTTATATTTGAACGACGGATTTAAAAAATACTTTGACGAACGTTCCGATACCTGCAAGGACGGTCTGTATCCAACCGTAACAATTCGACAGATTATGTGGGCTTTGAAGATGAAGCCGCTGCCAAAACAAAAATGGGAAACTGTATTTGACAGACGTGATATTTAGTTCGCAAAAAATACAGCCGCTATTATGAAAGAGGTGATTTTATGAATTTATTATATTGTGTGAAATTTTATGTTGAGGATTTAAGAGCAAGACACAGGATTAAACAACGTGTAAAATTAATTAAAGCACTGAAACAAGCAGAGAAAGAGTCCTGAACAAGGACTCTTTCTTTTTTTCGCAAACCATACAATGACTGTTATGAAAAAATGAATGGAGTGATTTTATGTCAGCGATAAAGCGAATGATGGAAGAGGTTTATTATGAGTATGAGGACGGAAAAACAATAGAAGAACTTGCCTCAGAATGGGAAACCGAACCGGATGAAATTATCGGAGCAATAGAGATCATGCAGGAATTAATAGGAACAGATTGAGCCGACAACGGCTCTTTCTTTTTCGCAAAATTTACAAGGGGTATTATGAAAATAAATCGATTGGAGTGTTTTTTATGAAAAGATTTTTTAGGGCGTCATGGATAATAATATTGGAGATTATTCAATTTCCTATTTGCGTATTGGCATACTTATGCGTATCACTGTACACGATATGCATAGCAGTGCCGAACGGACGAATAAGAGTATCGGATATACCGAAAATTATTATTGAGACCGCTAAAGAGACTTGGGATGCAAAGCTTAAATGGATTATGACAGGAGAATTGGATTGAGCCGACAACGGCTCTTTCTTTTTTCGCAAAATATGCATCTGCTTTTATGAAGAAATCATATTTGAAAGGAGCAAAGGAGTATGTTTGACGAGATGAAAATATGCACAGGTTTTATGAGAGGTATGGTATCAAAAGTAATTAGCGGAGCATTGAAGAGAAAGATGGGCTGTAATGTTACAGTTCAGCTTAATGATTTAAATGCAAACGTTAAGGACGGAAAGGCACATGTACATCTCGATATTGATGCAGATATGAATCAGGAAGAACTTATGAAACTTATAGCAACTATAGGATTGAATTAAAAGGATTGAGCCAACAACGGCTCTTCCTTTTTGACAAGGAGGATTTTTATGAATAACAAATTAAAAAGAATGCTGCCGACAGTAATGACGGGTGTTTCCGTAGTGGGAATTATATTCACAGCGGTTGTTACAGCCAAGCAGACGCCGAAGGCCATAAAGCTTTTAGAAGATGCCGAGAGAGAAAAAGGCGAACCTCTTTCAAAGTGGGAGAAAGTCAAAACCGCTGCTCCGGTTTATATTCCGGCTATTATTATCGGGGCATTGACTATAGCCTGCATTGTCGAAACGAATCTGATAAACGAAAAGCAGAAGGCGGCTTATATATCTGCTTATACGGCTCTCAGCAAGTCTTACAGCCGATACAAGGACAAGGTAGCTGAACTGTACGGAGATAACGCAGATTACATTGTTGAAGACGAGATAATCAAAGAAAGGGCAAATGCCGATAACTTATATTCCTCGGATGAAAAGCTGACATTCTATGAGGAGTTTTACGGTGACTTCTTCGAGCTATCAAAAGAAGAGGTTTTGAGAGCCGAATACGAACTTAACAGGAACTTTATATTGAGAGGATATGTGACCCTAAACGAATTCTATGCGTTCTTAGGCTTGCCCGAAACCGAGATCGGCGCCAAGCTTGGGTGGTCCGATGAGGCAGGATGGACTTTCTATGGATATTCATGGATAGACTTCGAGCATAACAAGCATACCCTTGATGACGGGATGGAGTATTATACGATCTCATTCCCGTTTCCGCCTATTCTCGATTATGAGAATTTTGCTCAATAATACCAACCATAAAGTTCGCAAAAAATACACGTTATATTATGAAAGGAGGTCTGCGTTATGACCGGAGGTTTTATTAAAGCCATTGGAATCGGAGCTTCAATTCTTGGCGTGGGAGCAACTCTCGTCAGCGATTGGGTAAACGATATGAAAATGGAAGAAGCAATAGAAGAAAAGGTTAATAAGGCATTCGCCGAAAAGAAAGAGAAAGAAGATAAGGAGTCCTGAACAAGGACTCCGAATTTTTTGGAGGTGCGAGTGTGGATGTACAACACAGGGCGGCAATAGACATCACCAACAACTATGGTGAATATCTGGAGTATCGTTTTCGGGATCGGTGTTATGATATTCCCAGATTAAGCTATGCTAAGTTTGCAGTGCGAGAAATCATAAAACGAATACATGAAGAAAATGATATTTCGCCGCTTGACTCTATTGAATCATTCAAAGAAAAAATGTTACGTTTTAACAAAATTCATAAGCATTCGATATTCGATATCGGGTATGAAACAGCAGATGAGATCATCGATTTGCTTATGTCGTAAAAAGAAAGGAGATCACTATGAACATTTCAACGATCGTTAAAGGGGCAAAGACCTTTGCTAAAAAGCACAGTCCGGAGATATTAACGGGCTTGGGTATTGCAGGAATGATAGCTTCTACCGTTCTTGCAGTAAAAGCTACGCCGAAAGCTATGAAGCTCATTGAGAACAAGAAGAAAGAAGAGGGAACAGAGGAGTTTACGGCAGTTCAGACGGTGAAGACGGTATGGAAGAATTATATTCCGTCTGTAATCACAGCAACTGCGTCTGTTGCGTGCTTGATAGGCTCTTGCGCAGAGAGTAACAGACGGCGAACGGCGATCGCTGCTGCCTATGCGTTATCCGAATCGGCATTGACTACGTACAAGAGTAAGGTCGTAGAAACGATTGGCGAGAAGAAAGAACAGAAAATCAGGGAGGCTATTGCAGAAGATGTCGTCAAAGAAAACCACGTTTCGGAAAAAGAAGTGATTCCTACGACAAAAGGGGAAACGCTTTGTTACGACGTGTTGTCCGGAAGATATTTTAAGTCGAGTTCAGATAGCATCCGAAAAGCGGAAAGTGCGGTCAACAAGCGATTGATGTCCGATATGTATGTAAGCCTTAACGAGTTCTATTATGAACTCGGTCTGGACGGAATCAAGCTTGGAGATGATCTCGGCTGGAATTATGAAACAGGCGGGGTTGACATTGAGTTTTGCTCGCAGCTCGCGGACGATAATACACCGTGTCTGGTTATAGACTACAGAGTGGCACCCAAATACGATTACTATAAGTAGTTCGCAAAATTTACATATGCTTTAATGGAGAAGATCCAAATAATTATTATATTTTGAAAGGAGTCATTACTATGGAAGTTAATGAAATCATCACAAACGAAGAGGTTATCGATACGGCTAAGGAGGCAGTTGATGCTTGTATCGGCAGCGGTTTTAAGAAAGGCTTCGGTTTGGGTTGCATTGCGGTTATCGCCATTGTGGCAGCAGGCAAGTATGCAGTAAAACCCATTGCGAAGAAGATTAAAACGATGCTTGACAAGAAGAAAGCCGAGAGCGGTTCGGACACTGAAAGTGATATTTCGGACAACGAGGAAGTTGATGAAGAGGAAATTATAAGCATTTGATTTGAACTAAAGGATGAAGTCCCGTAACAGGGGCTTTTCCTTTTCTTTGCTTAGAAAGGAGCATGAACATGGAGGATTATAAATCAAATTCTCATAGGTCGAAAGAGGAACTGAAAAAGAAAGAAGTGGGGAAAGTCGTTACCGGTGAGGTAAAGACGAAGAAGAAAACAGAGGTGAGAAAGTTCGCCGACACGTTTATTTCCGAGGATATAGCTAACGTAAAATCTTATATTCTTATGGACGTTCTGATTCCTGCGTTAAAGAAAGCGATCTCCGATGTTGTCACCAACGGTATCGACATGATATTGTACGGTGAAACAAGCAAGTCAAAGAAGAGCACCACAGCTTCGAAGATCTCATACAGAAGCTATTACGAAAGGGACAACGACCGGGACGATTATATTTCGTCAAGAAGACGAGGGTACGATTACGATGATGTAATCCTCGAGACCAGAGGAGAGGCAGAAGAAGTAATTGTGAGAATGGACGAGCTTATAGATATGTACGGCATAGTAAGCGTAGGTGACTACTATGACCTTGTCGGAATACAGGGTGATTATACAGCCGAAAAATACGGTTGGACAAGCACAAGAAACGCTCAGGTAGTTCGTGTAAGAGAAGGTTACATGATAAAACTGCCCAGAGCGTTACCGATTAACTAAGGAGGATTTATACTATGAAAAGCAAGATAATGACAAAACTGACAACAGTTATGGGAAAGACAGGACTCGTGCTGAAAAAGCATAGTCCCGAGATATTCATCACAGCAGGCATTATAGGTACGGTCGCAAGTGCTGTTATTGCCTGCAAAGCGACTACGAAGATCAGCGGCATTCTTGATGATGCAAAGGCTCAGCTTGATACCATTCACGACTGTGCCGAAGATAAGGACATGGCAGAGAAATACACCGAGAGCGACGCTAAGAAAGACACGACTATCGTATATGTTCAGACAGGCGTCAAGCTCGCAAAGCTTTACGCTCCGGCTGTTATATTGGGTGCATTGTCTATTGCAAGCATAATTACGTCAAACGGCATCTTGCAGAAGCGAAATGCGGCTCTCGCAGCGGCGTACATGACTGTCGATAAGAGCTTCAAGGAGTATCGAAGCCGAGTTAAAGAGCGTTTCGGCGAGAATGTTGACAGAGAACTTCGTTACGACGTCAAGGCAGAAACTGTAAAAGCAGTCTCAACCGATGAAGATGGAAACGTAACGGAAACTGAGATAACGACCTATACAGGAGACCCGAATCTGTACAGCGACTACGCTCGTATATTCGACGAGACTAATCCCGCATGGGAAAAAGACTCGGAGTATAACTTGTACTTCTTGAAAGCACAGCAGGAATACGCAAACAATCTCCTGAAATCAAGGGGATATTTATTCCTCAATGAGGTGTATACGATGCTCGGTTTTCCGATCACGAAAGCTGGTCAGGTCGTAGGCTGGCTATACAGACCAGACGAGCCAACCGGCGATAATTATGTCGACTTCGGCATATTTAACATACATAATCAGAAAGCGTGTGATTTCGTAAACGGCTATGAGAGGTCTATAATCTTAGACTTTAACGTTGATGGAAACATTTATGACCTTATGTAGGAGGATTATATTTATGAATAACAAGCTTAGTATAGTGTCGTACACCTTAGCGGCAATGGCGAGCTTATGCTTTGTCAGCGGTATAGCCGTTCTATCGGGAGGTAAGAGATGATGGAGATATTTGAAAGCATTATTTATTCTGTCGATAATGTTCTGGACAGTAGGAGAAAGCGGCATGTCCTCGGCGGTGCTCTGTTGAGTGTATCCGCACTTTTCGGAGGACTCGCCGTCACCGTAATGACGATTATTGATGAGGGGGATAACAATGAAAAGTAAAGCAGGAAGTTTTATTATATTTCTTATGGGAGCGCTTTTTGGCACGGCTTTCACAAGAACGTATTTCAAAACAGTATATGAGAAGCAGGCAAACGAGGAAATCGCATCTGTTAAGGAGAGATTTTCCAAATCGAAAACAAACACGGACGATGCCGATAAGGAGTCTGTTAAAACGGCTGAGTGTATCATCGGAAATTTATTATATTCTGAAGAGAGTAAAAAAGAATCTGCCGATGACGAAACAGAAAATCAAGTCCGAGAACCGTACATGATTACTTCCGAAGAGTTCGGAGAGAAGGACGGATATTCTCTTATCAGCTTTACTTACTACGCCGATGGTATCCTTGCTGATGATGAGAATTATATTATAGAAAACATGCGCGAGAATGTCGGCTTCGAATGGATCAACTATCTCGGGGAATATGAAGATGACGCTATATACGTCAGAAATGACGAAAAAGAATGTGACTACGAGATACTATTCGACCGTCGTGACTACACCGATGTGGTTCGCAGCGGAGCCGTTCATAATGAGGACGACTGATGGTAAGAGAAGTACTTATTAATGAATACTACGACTGGATATGTGATATTATTTGCGAAACAAAACCCAAGCAACTTAAGTACAATAAACTCCTCACATATCTTAATACCGTGGATTTTGATTATATTATCGGCAGAGATGGAAACAGAGCAGAAGACGGTATGGATCTCAGATATCGGTTTGGCTATGAAAACGCCATAGAGCAGCCGGCTATAGCTGATATTCTTGACGACAGACCTTGTTCGGTTCTTGAAATGATGGTTGCGTTATCTCTCAGATGTGAGGAAAACATCATGAGTGACATTGACGTCGGCAACCGAACGGGATACTGGTTCTGGAATATGATCAAAAGCATGGGCTTATATTCAATGACCGACGAGTATTTTGACGAGACAGAAGCCGGCATTATCGTTGATCGGTTCTTGAATAGAAGTTATTATCCGAACGGGAAAGGTGGATTGTTTACCATACCACATATAGAAAAAGACCTGCGTAATATTGAAATCTGGTACCAGATGCTTTGGTACTTGGATTATATTTTAGACAAGTGAGGTGCTATTATGAGTAGTCCGATGAATCTTTATGAAGCGTTCAGATCTTTGAAGATGTTTGAAAACATCAAAGTGCAGGCTTGGTTTCCCAATGGAAGAGGAAGCATAAGGCTCAGGGAAAAAGACACAGAAAATGAGCTGATATTTTCGCTCAAAGGTCGAGATGAATGGTGCTTAGAAACAAAAGCACATTATATTTCAAGAATGAAAGGAAGATAATATATGAGTGATATTAACGTATACGCAATGACGATGGACGGCGAACTGCTGAGAAAAATCAGGAAGCTTCGCAGAGAAAACGCAATTCTTTCCATCGCTTTGGTCGGGGTCGGGGTAACCGGTTATAAGCTGTTAAAGCTTATGAAAAAAGTCGTTCTGGAAAATGCGGAGTTAAACAGAACTTTGGAATCGTATAAAGACAAGACGAACGGTCAGGATGAGGACGGAGAGTAAAAATGATTGATTTTCTGATGATTTCTACCCGTTCCACAAAAAGAGGGACTGTGGAAATATATCCGAAGTTTATCATAAAGAAAAGTTCTGATCTAATGATACGAGGCGGCGATTTCTATGCCGTCTGGCTTGAAGAAAAAAAGCTTTGGTCAACAGACGAGCAGGACGCTATACAGCTTATCGACAGAGAACTCGACCGATACGCAGAAGCCAACAAGGATAAATTCGACGGCTCGGTCAGGGTTCTTCATATGTGGGATTCCGGTTCGGGAATGATAGATTCATGGCATAAGTATTGCCAAAGGCAAATGCGTGATTCGTTCCATATGCTTGACGAAAAGATTATATTCTCGAACATGGAAACCACAAAAGAAGATTACGTGAGTAAATGTCTTGACTATCCGCTGGAGAAAGGCGATTGTTCCGCTTACGACAAGTTGATGTCAACATTATATTCTGCCGATGAGCGACTGAAGATAGAATGGGCGATCGGTTCTATCGTCACGGGGGATTCGAAGTGGAAACAAAAGTTTATGGTGCTTTATGGATCAGCCGGTACGGGAAAATCTACGGTGCTTAACATAATCCAAAAGCTGTTCAAAGGATATTATTCGGTGTTTGACGCAAAAAGTCTCGGCTCATCGAATAATTCCTTTGCGTTGGAAGCTTTTAAAAGCAACCCTCTAATTGCTATTCAGCATGACGGAGATTTGTCGAGAATAGAAGATAACACTCGTCTTAATAGTCTGGTTTCCCATGAGATAATGACAGTGAACGAAAAATTCAAATCGGCATATTCCAATAGCTTTAAAGCTTTTTTGTTTATGGGAACAAACAAGCCCGTAAAGATCACAGACGCTAAATCAGGGTTGTTAAGACGTTTGATAGACGTTACCCCATCAGGTAACCTGTTATCTTTTGAGGAATATGACAGACTCATCAAACAAATAGATTTTGAACTCGGCGCTATTGCTTATCATTGCAAAGAGGTTTACGAGAAAAATAAATACATATACGACGATTATATTCCTGTAGCAATGCTGGGGGCATCAAACGATTTCTATAATTTCGTTTTGGATTCGTATTATATTTTTCAGAAGGACGATTCGGTAACACTGAAATCCGCTTGGGAGATGTACAAAACATATTGCGATGAAGCTAAGGTCAACTATCCTCTGTCGCTAAGGGTGTTTAAAGAAGAACTCAAGAATTATTTTCGCGAGTATAAAGAACGCACTGCAACAGAGGACGGAAATAGAGTAAGAAATTACTACTACGGATTCCGTAAGGAGAAATTCGAAAAAAACGGGAACAACGTTTGTGTTGCAAATAATAACTCATGGCTGGACTTAAGTAAGAACGATTCCGTTTTTGATGATATTTGCAAAGACTGCCCGGCACAGTATGCTAATGACGGTGATAAACCCTCAGCAAAGTGGGAAAACGTGACAACAAAGTTATCGGAAATCGATACGGCCAAGGTTCACTATGTGAAGGTTCCGTTATCGCATATTGTGATCGACTTTGATATTCCCGATGAGAGCGGACGCAAAAGTCTTGAGAATAATCTCGAAGCGGCAAGCAGATTTCCTCCGACTTATGCAGAGGTCAGCAAAAGCGGACTTGGGTTACATCTCCATTATATTTATAGCGGTGATGTTACGAAGCTTAGCAGAGTTTATGATAAACACATTGAGGTAAAAATATTTACGGGCAACAGTTCATTGAGACGCAGGTTGTCAAAATGCAACGACATTCCCGTAAATACCATCAGTTCCGGTTTGCCAATGAAAGAGGTGAAAAAAGTGGTAAACGAAACGACGGTCAAGAACGAAAAGAACTTGAGAACTCTAATCATAAGAAACCTGAAAAAAGAAATACACCCCGATACCGCATCAAGTATCAATTTCATTAAGAAAATACTTGATGATGCATACAACGACAAACTAAAATACGATGTTTCCGATATGCGAAGTTCCATTCTCGCATTTGCTGCAAACAGCACGAATCAATCGGAGCATTGCATAAAGCAGGTCGGTAAGATGCATTTTCGTTCCGATGATATTTCTGACGTTGATTCCGGGAATAACGATCGGAGTTCCGATCTTGTGTTTTATGACGTAGAAGTTTTCCCGAATTTATTTTTGGTGAATTACAAGTATGAGGGCGAGGGTAAACCTGTTGTCAGAATGATAAACCCGACACCGGTTGAGATAGAAGAACTGATGCGTTTTAAACTGGTGGGCTTTAATTGTCGAAGATATGACAATCATATTTTATATGCAAGACTAATGGGCTACGATAACGAACGGCTTTATAAACTATCTCAGAAAATTATATCGGGAGATAAAAACTGTTTTTTTGGAGAAGCGTATAACGTTTCTTATACAGACGTGTACGATTTTTCATCTAAGAAGCAATCTCTTAAAAAGTTTGAGATAGAACTCGGGATACATCATCAGGAACTGGGCTTGCCTTGGGATAAACCTGTACCCGAGGATATGTGGACAAAAGTAGCAGAATACTGTGACAACGACGTTTTGGCTACCGAAGCAGTATTCAATGCCAGAAAAGCAGATTATACGGCGAGATTGATATTGGCAGACGTTGCCGGAATGACTCCGAACGACACCACCAACAGTCTTACAACAAGAATTATATTTGGCGGTAACCGAAAACCACAGGACAGATTCAAGTATCGCAATATGGGCGACGACGAAGCTTTTTATACAGGTTACGCCGATTATGATATTTACACAGGGTTCAATGTTGATGGGAAACCTGTATTTCACGGATACAAATTCGAGAACGGCAGGTCTACATACAGAGGAGAAGATGTCGGAGAGGGCGGATATGTATATGCCGAGCCGGGTATGTACAGCAACGTTGCCTTGCTGGATATTGCTTCAATGCACCCAAGTAGCATAGTTGCTGAAAACCTTTTCGGCGACGAATACACTAAACGCTTTAAAGATATTCTGGACGCACGAATCGCAATCAAACACAAGGAATTCGAAAAAGCGAAGACGATGCTTAACGGAGCTTTGTCGAAATACTTATCCGATGAAGCTTTGGCTGCGGATCTCGCACAAGCATTGAAGATAGCTATCAATTCCGTTTATGGATTGACGTCGGCAGGTTTTGAAAATCCGTTCCGTGATATTCGAAATAAGGATAACATTGTAGCAAAACGCGGTGCGTTATTCATGATAAACCTGAAGCATGAGGTACAGAAAAGAGGGTTTACGGTGGCGCATATAAAAACCGATTCGATCAAGATACCCGACGCTACGCCGGAAATTATATCTTTCGTGACAGAATACGGAAAGATGTATGGCTATGAATTTGAGCACGAAGCAACTTATGACAGAATGTGCTTGGTAAATGATGCTGTTTATATTGCCAAGTACAAAGACGGGAAACACGCAGGCGAGTGGACAGCAACGGGAGCACAGTTTCAGGTTCCTTACGTTTTCAAGAAGCTGTTCAGCAAAGAAGATATTACTTTTAAGGATGTGTGTGAGACAAAATCCGTAAGTACGTCTCTGTATCTCGACATGAACGAATCGTTGCCGGAGGATCAACACAATTATATTTTTATCGGTAAGGTAGGAAGCTTTTGCCCGATAAAGAAAGGTTGTGGCGGAGGAATTCTCTACAGAGAAAAAGACGGAAAATACTTTGCGGTAACCGGTTCAAAAGGATACAGGTGGCTCGAAGCCGAATTTGTAAGAACCATGAATAAAGAAACAGACATAGACGAGGAGTATTATATTTCTTTGGTAAACGGAGCGGTAGAAACTATTTCGAAATTCGGCGATTTTGAGTGGTTTGTGTCGGAAGATTAAGATTTGTTATATGGGGAGGATTAACATGAGCGGAGTTGTTTTTATGGCGGCACTTTCCATAGTGCCTTGGATTTACCTTTTTAAGGGAATGCTGCATGACGAAGAGATGATGGAAAAAGAAAGGGAGCGTTGTAGGAGATGCCCTTTTGAGTGTGATAAATATAGAGAGGAAGAATAAACAATGAAAAAATACGAATTGACAGAGGAAACCATCAAAGTTTGTGGAAGAACACTCCATAGAATTAAAGCTTTGCGAGACATAGGTACAAATGTACAAAAAAACGATTTAGGAGGCTTTGTGGGAAGCGAAAGCAATCTGTCACAAAAGGGTGATTGTTGGGTTTACAACTCGGCTGTGGTTTTTGGCAATGCTAAGGTTTTTGGCAATGCTAAGGTTTTTGGCAATGCTAAGGTTTTTGGCAATGCTAAGGTGAGCGACGATGCTATAGTTTTTGGCGATGCTGAGGTGAGCGACGATGCTATAGTTTGCGGCAATGCTGAGGTGAGCGACTCGGCTGAGGTTTTTGGCGATGCTGAGGTGAGCGGCTCGGCTGAGGTTTTTGACTCGGCTGTGGTTTTTGGCAATGCTGAGGTGAGCGGCTCGGCTGAGGTTTTTGACTCGGCTGTGGTTTTTGGCAATGCTATAGTTTGCGGCAATGCTATAGTTTGCAGCGATGCTAAGGTTTGCGGCGATGCCCAATTATCCAAACAGACCGATGTGTTAACAATAAGTCCGATAGGCAGCCGAAACGATACAACGACTTTTTACAGGGCAAATGGCGGTAAAATCTTTGTAAAATGCGGTTGTAAAAACACTGATATAGATGCGTGGCTTGATATGGTTCAAGAAACGCACGGAGATAACAAGCACGCAATAGCTTACAGATTAGCGGCTCAGATAGCGAGATTGCAGATTTTAGGAGAGGAAGATGAATAATATGGCATACAAAACTATAGATAACATTGTAATGGAGAACGCTCGAATTATATTCAGAAACTTTGAGGGCAAGGAGTCTAAGTATAACAGAGCGGGTTGCCGCAACTTTTGCGTTGTGATAGACGATAAGAGAAAAGCAGAGGAACTCGCAGAAGACGGATGGAACGTAAGAGTTCTCCCACCGAGAGAAGATGGAGACGAGCCTCTCCATTATATTTCTGTAAGCGTTAGCTTCGACCACATTCCGCCCAAGGTATTCCTTGTGACGAAAAAGTCGAAGACTCAGCTCGATGAAGATAGCATTGATACTCTCGACTATGCAGAGATAAAGAATGTCGATCTTATCGTCAGACCGTACAACTGGGAAGTGAACGGCAAGACGGGCGTAAAAGCCTATCTGAAAACAATGTACGTAACCATCGAAGAAGACGAGTTTGCGTCTAAGTATGATCGTGATTACGCTGATGAGATGCTGCCGTTCTGATAAAACGATGAAAAAGTATAAAGCGTCTGAAATATGACGCTTTATACTTTTGGAGGTGAGAACATGGCCGGCATAAAATTATACGACTATCAGCTTAGCGCTGTACAAAAAATGAAAAACGGCTGCATCTTGTGCGGCGGTGTGGGCAGCGGTAAGTCAAGAACCGCCCTTGCTTACTATTATATTTGTAACGGAGGTACTCTGGACACCGAAAATTATGAATTAATGGACGATTTGTCTTTGAAAGACTTATATATTATCACCACTGCAAGAAAACGTGACACGATGGAATGGGAAGGAGAGCTTGTTCCGTTTTTGATGTCGACCGACAAAGACGTGAACCTTTATACAAATAAAGTGGTTATAGATTCGTGGAACAATATAAAAAAGTATGCTGACGTAAACAATGCATTCTTTATATTTGACGAACAAAGAGTTGTAGGTTCCGGAGTTTGGGTGAAATCGTTCCTGCAAATAGCAAAGCATAATCAGTGGATACTGCTTTCGGCAACTCCGGGAGATACATGGACGGATTATATTCCCGTATTTATTGCCAACGGATTTTACAAGAACCGCTCGGAATTTATCCGAGAACATGTTGTGTATAAGCGTTTTTCAAAATTTCCTCAGGTTGACAGATACATTAATACAGGAAGACTAATCCGTTTGAGAAATTTAGTATTAGTTAATATGGATTTCAAAAGACAAACCGTGTCTCATCATGAAGATATTTACGTATCGTATAACAAAGAAATGTACAAAGACATTACACGAAATCGCTGGGATATTTGGAACAACAAGCCGTTAGAAAATGCAGGCGACTATTGTTATGCTTTGCGTAAAGTTGTAAACAGTGACGATGCGAGGCTTAGCAGAGTTCTTGAAATAATGGAAGACCGCCCACGAGCTATTATATTTTACAACTTTGATTATGAACTGGAACTGCTTAAAGGATTGTACTACGGAGATGACGTAGAAGTAGCCGAATGGAACGGTCACAAACATCAGCCAATACCGAGCAGCCAAAGCTGGGTTTATCTCGTTCAGTACAACGCAGGGGCAGAGGGTTGGAACTGTATTAAGACGGACACTATTATATTTTACTCTCAGAATTATTCGTACAAGGTAATGGTTCAGTCAAGCGGCAGAATAGACAGGCTAAACACACCTTATACCGATTTATATTATTACCATTTAAAATCCCGTTCGGGCATAGACCTTGCAATAAGCAAGGCTTTGAAAGAGAAAAAGAAGTTTAACGAAACGGGGTTTGTGAGAAATGGAAAATAAAAGATACAAGTGGTGGATAGAAAGGGGTAAACGCTGGGTACAGCGGTATTTACATTCCGAGCTGTTTCATCACGGCATAAAAGGGCAGAAGTGGGGAGTAAGAAACGGTCCTCCCTATCCACTTGATAAATCTAAAAAAGGTGGTATAATAGAAGAAGCAATACGTTCGGGAAAGGTTAGGAAAACTATTAACCGAGAAAAACAGCTCAGGCATACATATAGCCGCCACACTAAAGGCAGAAGTTATCTTTACGGAGATCTGGAGTATGCGCAGAAGCTTATCGACGAGCTGAGTGGAACGGGTGAAGCAATGATAAACCGTGACGGAAGCTGGAATCGTCGAGAAAGAGTAACAGCAAATGATATTATTGGTGTTCATGTGGATAAAAACGGTTTCGAAACTCCAACTAAGTCTGCAATGATTATATACTCTAAAACAGGAACACACATTTATCCGAGAGAGGAGGAAAAATAATGGAACTTCGCGAATACGAACATGAGCAGGTACGCTTGACCGATACCGATGGACGTGTCTACGAGGGATATGCAAGCGATTATATTTTCGCCGATGACAACGAACCGGAGGTAGAGGGTATAGTTCTTAATTACCCAATTCGAGACGACGGTTATAAGTACAAGAACCCCGTTGAGTTTGATGCTCCCGAAATACGCTCCATTGAAATAATCGAATGATATTCACAAACCGAATAAGAAAGATTGCCGAACTTATCAACTACGATGAGTTCGGCTTTTGTTTTTTGGAAAGGAGTTTGAGTTATGAGGATATTTAAGATAAGTGACGTTTACCATTGTAAAAGTAAGGAGATCAAAGGCGATTTGAGGTCTTTACAGGAAGAGGTGGGCGGTTTGATCACGCTTGCTCCGCATTTTGACGAGCTTACCGAAATGGGTATTGATATTTATGCTGATGACGAGGGTTTACTGAAAGAAAATCCAAAGGTGACTATGCTCATTCTCGATGACAAACGTCAAAACGTGAAGGAGATACTTGTCGGTAATCTTGTATTAGCCGGACGTGACGAAGAAGGAGATATAGCAAGTCTTACCGATGAACAGTTAGATTATATTCGTAATCATCTTAAAGTGGTGGAATATAGCAAAGACGACGGCAGATTGCTTAAAGCTCTCACATTTATATTTGAGGAGGATCAAAATTGATACAAATAGAAAACACAGAAGTGATGGGTTTCGAACACGCTATCCGTGGTATGCGTAACCCTATGAACAGCTGGAAAAATTCAGACAGTTTGTCTGGAACAATGGGCGAGAATGATATTTCTCTTATGCTGAAGCTTGCAAAAGCAGGCTCGGTACACGCAAAGTACAGACGAATGATAACGGTGTATGTTGACATAACAGCGCCGTTATATTTTTGGAAAGAATTTGATACGTATAAAGTCGGTACGGTTGCCAACTCCTGTTCGACTATGCATAAGATTGCAGATAAAGAGTTTACTGTTGATGATTTCAGCATTGATCACCTGATGTGCGATCGCATTGTTTGTTCTGATACGCATTTGTTCGATTGTGACAACTATGTGGAATTGATGAAGGAAGGTTATCACGATGAAACATTTCTGACAAGTTCGCTCGGTGTTCTTGGAATAACGATAGACGCACTTAATATTTATCGAGCGTTATATTTACGAACCAACGATAAACGATATTGGTGGCAGATGATACAGCTGCTACCGTCCAGCTACAATCAGAAGCGTACCTTAATGCTGAACTATGAAGTCCTTGCGAATATTTACAAGTACAGACGTAATCACAAGCTGGACGAGTGGCATTATATTTGTGACTGGATAGAAAGCTTGCCGTATAGCGAGGTTATTACTTGCGGCGTAAAGGAGGAATGATATTCATGGACGAATTAGTGCGTAAGAGCGATGTTCTCGAACTACTTAATTTAGTAGGCGATAGTGATATTCACGACGATTATGATAAAGGCTGGGACGAAGCTATAGATGCCTTGTACGGAGAAATAAAAGCCTTAAAACCCGTTGATATTTCTACCCATAAAAAGACAAACGACGTCGTTACGGACGGTCTGAAACACGACGGCGGAAAACCTCGGCTTTCTCTTGTGCCTGCAGAGGCGATAGAGGCGATAGGAATGGTAATGACGCACGGTGCAGAGAAGTACGGAGAGGCAAGCTACAGACAGGTTGAACCCAAGCGTTACCGTGACGCATTAATGAGGCATATTTGCAAGTGGCTCAAAGATCCTCACGGACTTGACGAGGACAGCCGTTTGCCGCACCTTTGGCATATTATTACGAACGCAGCATTTCTTTGTGAGCTGGATATTCCAAAAATCAATGGATCAAACTTACGTAAAATCATTTCTCACATTACTTATGACGGACATCGCATTAATAAAGAGGAAATAGAAAAAACCATTTGTGAAACGGTACGATTAAACAATGGACGGAGTAAAAATGAAAATAAAGAAAACGGGTAAAAAGATATTCGGAGCGGAACTGACATCTCAGGAAAAGAAGGCTCTGGACATCGAAATAGAAAGACAACTTGCCGAGTTTGACAGAAATCACACAAAAGAGATAGACGCTCTTATTCTGCTTGCTTTGCACGATACGTTCGGCTTTGGTGAGAAGCGGCTCAGACGCTTTTATGATATTTTCGACGAGAGTGTCAATGAACTAATCAAACGCTACGAGCTTGAAGATTCCGATAAGATATGGATCAGCGAACAAACACTCAAAGATTATGGTATAGACCTCGATCTTTGGGAGAGAGAAAGGAGGAAAAACCGATGATAGGAAACACAAACGACCACAGAAGGAATTCGTATGGATATTCGGATCCGACAGCATTCGGAGTGATCAGTAAGGAGAACGAAGAAGAGAATGAGAGATTTCATAAGCTTCTTCATACAATCTTTTATATTTGCGAAATGGCAGGCTTTGAAATTGAGGGCAGGATCGTTCTTATTGATAAGAAAAACGGACGTATTTGGCGGTAGCTTCTGCCCACTTTTATATTTTTAAAATGGGCGTTTCGCTATTTTTGAGCGATTCGGGCTCTGTTTTTAATATCCGAGACTGATATTTTAATCGTTTTCACCCGAAATACTGCCCACTTGCCCACCTTCTGCCCACTTTTAAAAACAAAAGTGGGCATGGAAAAACTCAGGTATAATGCTGGTTTTTTGGCTTTTTGCCCACTTTCCCACTTTTTTATTTAATTAAATGCGATAAAAAGTTTATTAATATATATAAAGTAGAGAAAAAAAGTGGGCAAGTGGGCAGAGGTATAAAATACGCTTGCGAGTCCCTATAATGTCACACGTGATGTTTTGCCTATTGAAATTATTCTGGAGATGTGTTATACTGAATCCAACGATGATTCTGATATCATTTATATTTTGAAAAGTGGAGGTAATTGTTATGGGTGAAGAGAAACAAGAGCTTTCGAAAGTATTTGACGAGTTAAAAAATCAGGGTAACTTTGATATATCAGTATGCGACCATGTGAAGGACATTGAAGACAACCCTAAGTACAAGAAGTTGGAAATGACAACACAGCAGAAAATGCAGTTAAGCTCACTCGCAACTCAACTGCCGACTATTATGGCGTTGGACGGAATTTCCGCTTTGTCAAATATGCCGAAATTATATTCGGTTACAATCCCCGACGGAGTACCATACACCATGATGACGATGAAAAACGGAAACCCGACAACGGTATTGAGAGACGAACATGGATATTTCAGAGGTTATGCCGATATGGCAGAGTATACTTCTCCGGCAAACCTGGCTTTATCTTCTGCCGTTCTCGGAACATTTGCTGTAATGTCTGTAGCGACAGGACAATATTTCCTTACACAGATCAACAGTGAGCTTGACAAAATAAAGATGGGTATGAATCAGATTCTGGCGTTCCTTTACGGACATAACAGAGCGGAGTTGATATCAGAGATAAGCTTCGTGAAATACGCTTATGAAAATTTCAACGCTATATCGACTTCGGATGCTCAAAGAATAGCAACGATCGCAGGAGTTCAGCAGGCAAAGAAGGTCGCTATAAAGGATTGCGAATTTTATATTTATGATTTGGAATCTACAATAGAAAAAGGTAATGATATTACTTCGACTGTTGACAAAGCACTTCGTATCTGCGATAGTCTGAAACTGTCGATGCAGCTTTGCATTATGGGAAGTATCCTCGAAACTTATCTTTCGCAGAACTTTGACCCGAATTATATTCTTTACATAGAAAACGATTTGTCTCAGTATATCGACAAATGCGAGAAAGCAATGCTTGGCAGTCTGACAACGCTCCATGAAAGAGTTAGAACAACGAAAGATATTCCCATTAAGAAGATACCTAAAGACAAGCTTATGGCGGACATAAGTGTAATTCTTGAACCGTTAAAAGACTCTGCCGAATCGGCATTAAAGAAAACACTTCGTGAAGGACTTCATTTGGCAGAAAAGCAGAAGACGTTCTATTTAAGCGCAGACGGCGATGCTTACGTTAAGGCAGTTTAAGCTATTTATATTTTGGGAGGTGGATTTATGAAAGAGTTGCCCGACGAATTCTACGAGAGAGTATTCACATCCGATGAGAATGATATTTGTTTCATGTGCGGACACAAAATGATTCCTCAGCCAACCGGAGAGTTAGAATGTCCGAATTGCGAAAACTCATTGTTCCCTTGGGAGTACGATGAAGCTTTGTCCGATTGGGAACAGAAAGTGCTTGTTGAGTTGGGCTATTTTGAAGATGATTCTTATGACGGTATCCCCGAAGGATGCGCAGCATGCGGAGGCCCATGGCCGGATTGTGAAATAAGCTGTAAGATATTTGACGATTGATTAAACTATTAAGCCTGTACCCTTAGCGGTATGGGCTTTTCTTTTTCTCGCAAAAAAAACATACCCTTTTATGAGGAAGAAGAGTAAAAGCGCGACTTTTGCTCTTTTATTTTTTGTGAGGAGAAAACTATGGCGGAAAGAAAACCCGAAAGATATTTTCAAGCAGAACTCATTAAGGATCTGAAATCAAGATTTAACGGATGCATGGTAATGAAGCTTGACAGCAGTTACATTCAGGGAATACCGGATCTATTGATATTGTATAAAGACAAATGGGCAACGCTTGAATGTAAGAAATATTCGGGTGCGAAAAAAAGACCTAATCAGGACTACTATGTCGGACGAATGAATGAGATGTCGTTTTCCCGATTTATCAGTCCCGACAATAAGGAGGCAGTGTTAAATGAACTTCAACAGGCATTCGAACCTTGAGGGCAAGCATGCTTTTCTTGGAGCGAGCAAGTATCATTGGATAAATTATGACAATGAAAAGATAGCGGATTTATATTCTAAATTCAAAGCGACTCAAAAAGGAACTATCCTTCACGAGTTTGCGGCTCAGTGTATAAGACTCAGACAGAAGTTGCCCAAATCACAGAAGACACTGAACATGTATGTAAATGATGCTATCGGATACAAAATGATTCCCGAACAGGTTTTATATTTTTCCGAAAACTGTTTCGGTACAGCCGATGCTATAATTTTCAGAAATGATATTTTACGTATACACGATTTAAAGACCGGCGTAACGCCTGCACACATTGAGCAGCTTGAGATATATGCTGCTCTTTTTTGTTTGGAGTACAAAACCAAGCCGTCTGACATTGATATTGAGCTGAGACTCTATCAGTCAAACGAAGTGCTTGTGTGTAAACCTATCCATGAGGAAATAACGTCCATCATGGATAAGATCATAACGTTCGATAAAATTATATCCGGTATGAAAGCTGAGGAGGATGCAATATGAACCCGGTCGCACAGAACATCTTAGGATTTTTAATGCACTATGGAGTAAGCGTGAACGATGGCGCACCGGGAGTAGGTTCCGGAAGATTTCCTTTCGGAAGCGGTGAAAACCCTTATCAGCATGGAGGAGACTTTCTGACTCGCGTTGATATTCTTAAAAAAGAAGGATTGACCGAGACTCAGATCGCAACCGGAATGGGATTGTCAACAACCGAGTACAGAGTGCAAAAATCTCTTGCAAAACATGAAAAGAGAGAAAAAGACCGAGCACAGGCTATGCGTCTCAGAGATGAAGGAAAAAATCCTTCCGAAATAGCTCGAATCATGGGTTATAACAGCGAGTCGTCTATAAGAAATCTGCTTAAAGACGATAAGAAAGCTTATGAGCATGCGGCACAGAAAACAGCAGATTTCCTAAAGGACAGAGTCGACGACGTCGGTATGATTGATATTGGTGCGGGCGTTGAAAAACAACTCGGCGTATCGGAAGAAAGGCTTAAGCAAGCCGTTTATATTCTGAAACAGCAGGGATACGAAGTCTACAGCGGAGGATTGCCTCAGGTTACAAACCCCGGACAGCAAACTATAATGAGGGTTCTCTGCCCGCCCGGAACTCCATATAAAGATATTTATCAATACGATAAAGTATCGCCCGCCGTAAAGAATTATATTTCTCATGACGGTGGAGAAACATTCGATCCCCGTTGGGTTTATCCAAAGAGTATGTCGTCAAGCCGTCTGCAAATACGATATGCGGAAGATGGAGGGATCGAAAAGGACGGTGTTATTGAGCTTAGGAGAAACGTCCCGGATCTGTCATTGGGCGAATCTCGTTATGCTCAGGTTCGAATACTGGTGGATAATGATAGATATTTGAAGGGTATGGCTGTGTATTCAGATGATATGCCAGATGGAATCGACGTGATATTTAACACCAATAAAAAATCAGGTACTCCCATGAGAGATGTACTGAAGAAAACAAAGAATGATCCTGATAATCCTTTTGGTTCTCTGATAAAAGAAGGCGTAGAAGACCCGGATGATCCCGATAACATACGTGGTGGCCAAAGCTACTACTATGACAACAAGGGTAACAAGCAGCTATCTCTGATCAACAAACGAGCCGATGAGGGCGATTGGGGGAAATGGAGCGATCATTTACCATCACAGTTTCTATCGAAACAGAGCATTCAGCTTATCAACCGTCAGCTTAATCTGTCAATGGCTGATAAGCAGTTAGAATATGATGATATTTGCTCCTTGACTAATCCGACTGTAAAAAAGCATCTTCTTAGTTCGTTTGCGGATGACTGCGATTCCGCTGCGGAGCATTTACAGGCAGCCGCATTACCAAGACAGAAGTATCAGGTTATATTACCGATACCCACGATGAAGGATACCGAAGTCTATGCTCCTCGGTATAACAATGGAGAGAAAGTAGCATTAATAAGATATCCTCATGGAGGAACGTTCGAGATACCTATATTGACAGTCAATAACAAACAGAAAGACGCAAGAAAGATTCTCGGAACGACGCCTTCGGATGTTGTCGGGATCAACAGTAAGGTCGCCGAAAGATTATCCGGAGCTGATTTCGACGGCGACACAGTTATGGTTATTCCAACGGGTGGAAAAATCAACATTACTTCTACTCCGCCACTAAAGGATCTCGAAGGGTTTGACCCAAAGCTTGCTTATCCGAAAAGAGAAGGCATGAAGGTAATGAAAGATACCCAGAAGCAGATGGGAGTTATATCCAATCTCATTACCGATATGACTATAAAGGGCGCTAATTCCGGAGAACTCGCTCGTGCGGTAAAGCACTCAATGGTGGTAATTGATGCTGAAAAACATGAGCTTGATTGGAAGCGATCCGAACTTGAAAACGGAATAGACGAGCTGAGACGCAAATATCAAGGCCGTTATGACGAAGAAGGGAAATACAAAACGGGAGCATCTACTCTTATCTCCCGTGCAAAATCACAGCAATCTGTGGATAAGAGGCAAGGCCAGCCCAAGGTTAATCTTGAAGGCAAACCTTGGTATGATCCTAATAGACCGGAAGGAGCATTGATATTTAAAACCGCTAAAGATCTCACATATACCGATGAAAAAGGAAAAGAGCATAAACGTACTCAAAAGAGCACACAGATGGCAGAAACCGACGATGCCTATTCATTGATATCTGAAGCGGATAACCCCATAGAGAGAGCTTATGCCGATTACGCCAATAAGATGAAGTCGTTGGCTAATCAGGCGAGAAAAGAGATAGCGGTCACAGGGGACATTGCATACTCCGCCTCTGCGAGAATGACTTATCAGAAAGAATGTGATTCTCTGGAATCCAAGCTTAAAGTATCGCTTATGAATGCGCCTATGGAGAGGCAGGCTCAGCGAATAGCGAATAGCGTAGTGAGGGCTAAAAAGCAGGATAACCCCGACATGTCTAAGGGGGAAATAAAGAAGATCGGTCAACAAGCTCTTGTTAAAGCTCGCAATGCTGTGGGTGCCAAACGTCATACCATTGAGATAACGCCGAGAGAATGGGAAGCTATACAATCGGGTGCGGTAAGTAAAAGTAATCTATCTAAAATACTGCTTCATGCCGACATAGACGCAGTTCGAGAGTATGCGCAGCCAAGAGAAAAGCTTACTTTAAGTGATGCCAAAATCAACAAAATCAAAGCCATGGCAACATCGGGTTACACTACTGCCGATATAGCTAAAGCCATTGGCGTTTCTTCATCTACTGTGATCAAATATCTGAAAGAATAAGGAAGGAGTGATGTAATAGTATGCGTAGGTGTGCGCTAACAACTTTTGACAATCCGTTTGATCCCTTCGAACAGTTTGATCAATGGTTTCTGTTCGACATCGAAAAAGGTTACAATTCCTGCGCTTATCTTGCAAGAATAGCCAAAACTTCCCAACAGCTTTCAGAAGTCGAATACAATGACGAAATCGAAAGAGCAATAGATGAAATAGTTCGATTGGATTTCATGAATCTTTACAAGAAAGTTATTAAAGATGATTAACGGAAATTCATTGCTAAAATGCGATAAAACAACAAATTAAGACACTATACTGATTTCTTGGACATGGGGAGGGGGTCGCCTAAAAAGCACCCCCTACCGTCAT